CTCCTATAGTAACTGTCAGGGCGCCTGTAGATACGCTACCCAAGGGCAGGAAAAACTGGTTCGCTACGGTCGTGCCTACCCGGTACGGCGTACAGGCTGATGCGGCCCCGCCAATCAACAGATTAGCGGAACTGTCAATCGCGGTCGCAGTAGTCGGTGCCGCCGGTTGTCCACTGCCGCCCGTCAAGCCAATGGCTGCGGCCACTGTAGACACCACCGAAATACCCCAGCCAACCGCCAGAATACTCGCTTTCTTGGTCGTCGAGCCGTTCCACAACAGCGGTCCGCCGGTGCCCGCTTCGGTCGTCCAGATGACTGGAGCGGTGACAATCGCATTCGCCATGTACAGGTTGCCGCGTGCCGATGCTTCCGCATAGAGACTGTGCGCCATGCCGGTAATCAATTCACGGTCTTTGCCTAGCCGCAATTTGGCGGATACGCCATCAGCGACCCGGCTTGTACCGGCTTCGCCCAGCATGGTTACATTGTCAAGGACACTCATAGTATTCCCTCAAGTTAAGCAATCGGACTTGTTTCTTTCATTTGCAAATAGGCTTCAATGGCTTTCAGCCCCATCAGCACATGCAGTTTGTTCGTATAAATCGTATCGGCCACACGCAGTTCAATGGCTTCCGAGGACGTGGCTGCGCCTTCCGTGACCATGTGCTGCATGTTCTCGCCGAGGATGACGCTGTAGAACCGGTCGGCCATTAGATGACGTACTTCACTTTCGTCGCAATCGTGCCAGCGGCGGTGCCATTGGTTACGCTCGTCCAGCAGATGTCGTAATCACGCATGGAATCAGCGGCCAGCGCCAGTAATTCCCATAACCGTTTTTCCACCTTGTCAATGTCAGTTGCGGTGGCTTCCAGCATATGCTCGGTAAATACAAGCGCGCTGGATAAATCAACGGCGGAGGCAAAGACATCAGCATCCACCACGGCCCCACCATTCGCGGCGGTCTGGTAGACGCCAAGATGATAGGAGGTGCCAAGGGTGATGGCGTCGCAGCCAGTCAGAATACTGGTGATGCGCGCGTTTGACGGTACCCGTACCATGCGATAAACAGAACCATCGTCATCGGCGGCGGCAACTTCGACCGTGCCGACGGCCTCATACAGGGTGCCTTTGGAGATATAATCGCTGGTCAATACCTTGGGATCGGCATCGGCATTGGTAATGAAAGTGCTTTTAGTGTTGGCTACCGCCATGTTAATTCTCCACGTTAAGTTAAGCTATCTGTAAAACTTGTTTCTTTGAGAGATACTTTTCGTTATGTATCTTCTGGCATTTCCTACATTCACGGCCAGAACCGTCTGCTTTCATGTATGTATTTTGTTCCGTAAATTCATGACCGCGTTTGCAATGAGTTTTGATTCTGTTATGTTCTCCACGGCAAGGTATTAATTTCCATTTGGCAATGATTTCTTCAATCTTTTCTTGTCGCCTTGGGGACAACAAAGAATAAAGCGTCATCATCAGGCCGATAGCGCGTTTGCCATGAATATGCAGGGAATTATAAAAAGTTTCTTTATTGGTTCCCCAATTCTTGAATTTATAGAATTTACCACCAACAAGTTTATGTACTTTTTCAAGTGGCCACATTTCCTTTTGCGCTATCGTGATAGATGGCGTTTTGCCCCACATAGAAAAACATGCTTCACCGTCCATAAATCCGGCCAGCCAGTAAATATCTGTAATATTTAAAGCCATTATGCTCTATAGCTCTCTATTGAATATACCTTGTTTTCCTCAAGCCGGGTCGCGCCGCAGGTCATCTTGACATAGGCTTGCCACGGTTCGCTCTGGATGTCATTGCGCACCGTAATTGAAGCCTGTATTTCATTCCACACGCCCAAGTGCATCCCTGATTTTGCCCACACCGGCACATCCACTTCATTCGTACCGGCAGCCACGCTTTCAATCAGTTCGCAATAAATGAAATTCATGCCGAGGAAACGGGTCAACTTTCCGTCCTGCAAAACCGGGGTGTCCCTCTGATTGAAGTCAGAGGATACCATCTGGATATCCTCCAGCAAAGAGGATTCGTCTTTGGCGGTCAGGCCGATATAGACCGGATCGTTGTCAAAGTCCACGAAGTTGGCCCGCATGAGTTCCTTAACGGCCTTGATTTTGGCGACATTGAGGCGTGAGTTGGCGCCGCCGGTGGAGACATCCACTTCATTGGCGGCGGTAAAGATGGTGCTGCCAGCACCAGCGACGCCGGTTTTCGCGGCATCGGTAAAGGCATTGATGATGGCGGTATCTTTCTTGCGGCCCAGGGCATAAACCGCATTTTCAACATAACGGCTGCCCGGATCGGTCAGGAGGCGCAATTTATCAAAGCTGTCAATCAACTGCGGCACATCGTAATCGGTCGGTGTGACCCAGCGCCGGGAAAGTGCGGCATCAATACGCGGCATATCGGCGAAACGCGAGGTGACCGTATTGGCTTCAATCGAACCTACTTGATCGACGGGAGAGGCCTGGGTGCCGACATAAGAACCCATTGAAACAGCGCTGGAGAGCTTGGAGCCCTTCTGCTGTAACAACAGATCGATGTTGGTGGAATATTGCTGGACGTACCACGAAGGTATATTTACGGACATTACAATGCTCTCCTGGAAAATGAGAATAATCATTCTCGAAGGGCTTGTCCTAGAGGGGGCCGGCTTCTACCAATTACTACTAATGGCGTAGTGCCTACTTTGAGGCGTTCATCCGGTTCTAAAAAAGAATTATCGGAACTACATCGTTAATAACTTATGTTTTCACGGTCATTAACTTATATATAAAGATATTCATTAAAAATGAAAATGTCAAGTATTTAATTAAAAAATCCATCAGGCCAATAATGATTACCTTTGCTGATGTTGTCTGTCCTAGACAAAAGTTGCAGATTATCTTCACAATGAAAGCCACAAACTTTATTACTTATCAATGGGATAATATGATCTACTTCGAGGCCAGATATTCGTGCTTTATGATAAATTTGTTCTATTTTTTCAAAATTTGCCCATTTTGGTATTGCATTTTTTTGTGCGGCCCTCGTTTTGCAGTCTTTGCGGAAGTATGTACTTTACGAAACATAGTTTAATAAAAACCCCTCGGTCACGGGGAGGGGTTGGTTTCTTGGGTGGGGGGAATTATGCCGCGGGGGCAACCAAGAAACATGATCAGCTTAACCAATCAACAAGCTAATGTCTGTACACCAAAATGATGATTTTTCAGTTATTTTATTGTCACTTATCAGGGATATATGATAGTTAGTGGCTAATTGTGTTGTAAATCACATGAAAAACAACGCAAAAAATCATATAATTAATCTGTTGTATCTATGCTGTCTTGCACAAACTTGATAAATATTGATAACCCGCGTCCTGACTGGGCGTTAAAGGCGTTTTTTATGAGAGAAAAAATAGTCCCATTAAAGCCTGTTGTAGACACCATTATTATTACGGTGAACTACCACAATTTTGATAGGTATCACTACTTTAATTCTACTGATGTCCTGGGGCTTCATATTGGGAGCAATGATCTGAAACGTGCGTTTGATGACATAACGGGTGTAATTGAGACACTTATGGAAGCTAATTATGGCATCTTGTGTAAAGCAATTCCGTTAATGACATTTGATGAATTTCTGGCCGCCGCGAAAGATGATGGCATCAGGAAGGAAAATACCAATCGTTGCTTTGAGCTAAGAATGGCCGCATAACAAATGGCCGCAATGCGCTTGTACAGCAAGGATGAGCTGGATAACGCGCTTGTAAAGCTTGGCTGGCAGAAAACAGAATCTAAAGCTCAGACGGTTGAGTTTTGGAAAAGTGCGAATGGTAAACTTCTAACAGTCCCGGAACCAGACCCGGTATCCGGCGCATACTCTGACTAATATTGTAGTTGAGTAAAGGCATTTCGTCAAGTAAAAAGTTAGTCTTTTTCTATTTTTCCTGGGCGGCGTGTTATGGAGTTTTTGTCGATGAGCGCCCTAATGCCCTCCCAAAAGACAGCCTGGACAATCGAAGCAGGCTGGTTACCAAAACCTTCTTCGTCCATCAGGTCATTCACATAGGCAGCCATTTTCGCAGTTAAGTCAAACTGTATCGATTGGCCTGTGGTAGCACGTTTTTTTGCCATTTAGGAATTTTACATGCAATTTCCAATCAAAAAAGATTGGATTTCCAATCATTCTTAAACTACTATATATAGATATTAAGGATTGATATATCCCCTTATCTAGGAACTGGATTAGTATGGGGTAATCAGAATGGCGGAAATGGTATCGCCAACACCGCTTACAATGCGGTAATTGACGAGAGTCCATGAAACTCTCGAAACCCATGTATACTTGGGTTTACGACACCATCTCCAAACTAAACAAAGGTCCCCGGTGAGGGGATCGAACCCTCAAGGCGTAATGCCGGTGACTCCCAAAGCCACTGCGTCTCCGTTTCCGCCAACCGGGGTTAGTTGAAGGGGTGGCGTGCCTGCCGCCTAGCTGGTTAGCCATTGGCTAACTTAGTTGCACGGTTTGGGCGTTGACCGTCTGTGTGGTCTCACGGGTACGGTCTTCGGCCCAGGCTTTTTGCCTTCCCGAACTCGTCGGGGTTTGGTTTCGCAGCCCATGCTCTCACCTCCTTCCGGCGGACAAGCCCGTCGGACGCGACCGCAAATCGCGGCTTTATTGGAAGAAAAGCAGGCACGCTCCCTTCGTTTCTTCCATGAAGAACAACCTCCATATGTTCATTTCTTAAAGAATGAAATGAAATATATTGTGTAACTTTGATCTATAGCACCACAATAAAATGTATTCAAGTGCTAATTAAACCACAATATGATGTGTATTTCGTTGTTATTATTGATTGTATTTTCTGTGGATAAAATGATGATTTTCTGGCTTGTGTTGATGTTGCTACGCACCAATCACATTGTATTCATGCGCTTACTGTGGAAGGGGTAATTTTACTGCCAGAGAGATCGTCTGGTGGATATGTTTAATCTGAAGGTTATACGCACTATCTATGTGCAAAAAATTATTCAGAAATTGAAAAAATATTTTTATGTATGATTTGAGATTATGAAGAAATCAAAATCTGAAAGTAAAAAGACAGGACCAGAACCAGAGCGAGTCAAAACTGACAAGCCTTGGGATAAGGCTGTTCAAAACGCCCTCAAGAAAAAACGACCGAAAGACGGCTGGCCTAAATAGGCCCTGTGGATAACTAAAAATTACCCCTTCTGTAACCCTTTGCTGGCGCTGGGTTTACTAAAGTACATACTTCCGAGTCTTTGCAAGTGCTTTTTCTGGATGCTTCATGCCCCATCTTTTTATGGCAAATGCCACTTTTCCTTTATTCGCATCTCTATATTTTTTTAGCTGATTATTGACTTTTTGTTTATTATTTTTTTTCCATTCAGCGACTCTTGCTCGCATTATTGATGGTTTTTTTCTATGTCTAATAGCCGCCTTTAAACGAAAACAAACAATACAATCACCCCTTACTCCGCCTATCCCTCTTTCACATTTATGAAATTCAGTAAATGATTTAATTGCGCCACAACAAGAGCATGTTTTCATACACAGTTATAAATAAATTTATTTTGCTTTAAACCGGATCCGGATAAGCCCATTTAGAAAGCTGTTCCATTTCGAGCTTGGCTTGTACATTGCCGGAGGTATAGCGCTTCACAAAGTCAGTATCTTCGCGCAATAAGCCGATTTTGCGTTTGGCCTGTTCCGGGGTCAGGATGCCAGAACCGAAATCAGGCGCAGTTTCGCCGGTAATAAAATCCGCCTCGCCCATCTTGGTCCCGAGATTATAGATAAACTCCATCGCCCGCCCCGGCCCCAGCGCGGTACGCAGGCCCAGCAAATCATCTTTAGTCAGCCCGAGCGAGGTCGCCGTCTGATCGACAATTTTCGTCTTCTGCTCGTAAGCTGCGCCCCATTTGGTTTTAAGAGCGGCAACCGCTTCATTGGCGGCGGTTTGCGATTTTTGCGTTTCGCCCTCGCGTATGGTCTTGGCATAATCATTCCAGTCCGTTGCCAGTCCTTCCGCTTGTTTTGCCGATAGACCGTGTTTATGAAACCAGGTCGCGGCGGTCTTGGAAAAAGCGGCATCCTCGCCTTCCGGCACCGGAATTTTGTAGCCATCCGGTTTTTCCGGTCGCCCCAGCCGGTTATAAATAACGTCCATCTCCGCGCCTTCGAGTTTTTCCGGCAGTTTGATGATGCGTTCCGCCGGGACGCCGTGGAGTTTTTCAAGGTTCTGATAACTGGTGATCACATCGGCGTTCCCTTTCCAGCCTTTCTTTTCGACAAAGCCGAGTGTTTCTTGCGGCAGTCCGTCCGTCCAGACGGGGGCTGTGGCCGTGGTGGTGGTGTCTTGTGTAATACTCTCTGCTGTAGTTGTCGCGGATGCGGCTACGAGTGGTTCAGTCATCTATGTTTCTCCCATAAAGTTTATACAACTGATCTTCGGTTGCTGTGTAATTCTAAATGGTGTTTACGGCATAACCATTTAATCTCAAGTGGCTTAGAATAATCATCATGGTGTATCTGAGAGTTTTCGTCACCACATTGTTCACAAGATTGCTTTATTAGTTTTCCCCTGTCTCGGTAAACATGGGCATAAGCTCTGGCATTTGACCTCTGCCTTTGTTCATCAGTTAAATCACTATATTTTGGCCTATGTTCGCGCATCCATGCTGCATGGCATGTTTTACAATATCTCTTTTCTGCATTACTTCTTGGGCCATGACAACGCGAACATAAACCACTATTCTTGGGTAATCTTTCCCTCATGTTGACAGTAACCTATTGTCAATCGTGGAACAATCAAGTATCTATATTCCTGCCATATAATTTATATAATTGTTCTTCTGTTAAATTTACATGTTCCATTATTCTTAACCAACATTCCCTACGGCCATCCAGTCTGGCAGCAAGATATGGATCAGGATTAAACGTACTTCTATTGGCACGGCAAAAACGCGCCAGATCTTTTAATACGGCTTCGCCATCTGCCCCCGTGCCGAGGAACGTAGCAATATACGCCTGTCTCCGGTTCTTGAGAAAGTTTTTTACGATTTCAACAGCGTTGGTCATGCTTTAGCGAGTGCGGCCCCACCCTTCATGGCGGCGGCAATACCGGGCAAGGCTTGCGACAATTCCGCCGCCTGTTTGGCCTGTTCACGGCTGTCGCGGATGGCGCCAATGGCTTCGACGGAACGCATCCAGCGCGCCGGTACGCCGTTGATATCGGACATTTCCGGGATAATGGTGTCCCAGTCGTAATGATCCAATGGCGTCGGGTCTTGCGTCACTTCGACGATGCGCAGTGTTGCATCCATCGAGCGGATCAGTCCCGCCGCCTCGCCGCTACGTTGAATCCGCGACAATGGCGAATCAAACACAATCTTGTATTCACCCCGGGCTTCGATGAGTTCCGGCGGCATCGGCGGGATCAGGCGTTGTTCGGACAGTACATTGAGTTCACGCTCGAACATCGGCCCCAGGTATTCAGCTTGCTGGCGCCCCAGCACCGGGGCCAGCAAGATGCCTTTCTCACGCGCTTCCTCGATCACCTGGGTCGCCGTCTTTTGTGGCGAGTCCACCAAAATTCTGAATAATGTTACCAGAAACGCATCGTTGATGATCGCCCGTTCATCGTCCATCAATTCCTTGCAGACGGCGATATTACCGATCGGGAGCGTGCCGACCAGGGCGCGGCCTTCCGCCGACATGCCCCCGGCAATTACCGATCCGGGCCGGAGGCTCGCCGTATCCAGCACACCGTCATCATGGGTAAGCAATATCGGATCAGTTTGCCGGTGACCCTGCTTTAACAGGGTTTTCTTTTCTTCGTTCAGTGTCTTGATGGCGGGCAAGACATCCATTGCCGGAGAACGGCCATAGACTTCGTTCGGCGCTTGTTCGTAGCGGGATATGGCATAGGGGAAGGATTGATAGCCACCTTCTTCCATGATTTTTTTGCCTTCAATCAGGACGTAATAAGAAGCGATGGGCATCCCTTTGTTATCGCGCCGCGCCGGATCATATTCTTTACGCGGCTTGACGCAATGCAGTAAAAATACATTATCTTCCGGGTGGGTAATCAATCTGCTTTTCAGGTTGTCCGGTAATTGTTGCGGCCAGCGTTGTTCGATCTGGCGTAGAGTTAATGCGAAATAACGGATGCATTTGTCCACGATGCCCTGATGGTTCTCGAAAAAATAAATCTCCGACAGATGGATATTGCGGTAACGGATGCCGGGTTCGCCGGACAGCCGGTCTACAAACATCGGACCGGAGCCAAAGGCCCCCAGTGATTTATAGCCTTGCTGATTTTGACTGACAAAATTTGATTTTGGCGCATAGCGGTATTTAAACAACGCCGTATTAATCTCATCAAAATAGAGTTTCACGCGGCGGCTTTTATTGAGTTCAAGCAGCGACGCCACCGGCCGCGACCAGATTTCGTTGCGGGGGGTAATGGTAGAATCGAGGATCGCGCCAAAACGGGTCAGCGCAATGGCGGCAGTGGAATCATAAACCTCGCGGTTGCGTTTTTCGCCGGTCGTGGACAGCATGCCCTGGGCAGCGAAGGCCGTCCATTGTGACGGCCAGATACGTTCCGCGATTTCACGCCAATGACTGTCCCAGTTGGCGCGGTTGCTTTTCGCCTGCTCGAATTCGCGGATGATGTTATCAGCTTCTTCTTCCGCGTTTTTAGGCAATGCCATTTTATTGCCTTAAAAGAATACGTTTAGCGGAGTATTCGTCATCCAGCAACCCCTGCCCCCCGGTGAGTGTAGTCGAAGCGCGGCCCCTGGCTTTACGTTCCAGCGCGGCCGCTTCCTGCATCCGCCGGGCAACTTCGGCGGAGGTGTCCGGCGCCGGTGGCTTGGGTGGGGGTGGGGGTGCTTTTGGTTTGCTGAATAAAAATCCCATGGCGTCTCCTAACTGAATAATGGATAATCGGTATTATAGCTCATCACTTTCATTCCATGCGGGCCTTTGCCCAATGTTACATTACGATCTTCCCCCGCCGCAAGCAAATCATAATGCAACGCCTCGACCACGTGCGAAAAAATATTCTTGTCAGCCACGTCACGAAAATGATCGCCCGTGGTCTGGATGCGCTTGAACTGGTAGCCGCCCATCAGTCCCTTGCGCAACATCTTGCAACGTGGGTGAATGAGGATGGCCGGTTCGCCGTCGATGATAGTGCGCAATAGAAAATCCAGCGCCTCACGCCGCCGCGTCGGATCATTGGTCGGCGCCGGTTTGCAATTCTTGAAGCCCGCCGCGCGCATGATGGAAAAACAGGTGCTTTCGTCCGGGTTCATGGCGTCGCCTGCTGGGTCGCCGCTGAAACTCGCAATGGGAAAGTCAGCGTATTCCGTGGAGAGTTTGCGTTTAAATTCTTCGGCGAAGGTGGTGATGCCCATGCGCTCCGAGGTATATTCATCATGCACCAGCCAGCGGCCATTCGGCAATCTTTGCGTGATGACGCCCGCCGGGGTCAGACCCCAATCGGCGCCCGCCCGTATGGGCAAGCCTTTAATCAGCGGGAATTCGCGGCAATGGGTGGATTCGCGGTAGCCGGGATGCACTGCCAACCCGTCCATCGAAAAGCCGTATTCGCCGTGGACGTAAATTTTAATATGATCTTCAGTCTTGCCAGCCTGGGCGAATTGATAATAACCTTTGCGCAGGTTGCCGATATTTTCTGCTTGTGCGGACACCCCACTCGGTTGCGCATAAAACGACATCAATTTCTGGTCCTCTTTCAACACATGGACGGCCCGCAATTCATCTTCAGCCTTGTGCATGGAGGCCAACATCTGCCGGTTGCGTTCCGTGCTCTGGTCCTGTTCGGCGAGGCAATACCACCAGTGCTCGGTATCGGGCGAATTGGTGTCCATCAATAACTGTACATTGGCCGCCCCGCCATCACGTTCCGCCGGGTAGCGCCCGATGCGTTCCGTCAATCCGTCAATGACGGCCTTCGGGATTTCCCGCGCCTCGTTCACCCAGCAATCGGACAATTCCATGGACAGGACTTTATGCACGTCCTCCGGCGAATCCAGCGCCACAAACAACACCTCCCACTCGAATTTATTGCGCAGGTCTTTGATGTAATGGCGCGGCGGGCCGTTGTCGCGCCAATGGCCGATAGTTTTCGGCATCCATTGCTCCCACGATTTGATGGTCGTTGTTTTTAATTCCGGCATCGTGTTCCTGATAATGGCCGTGCGCCTGCGTTTCCAGCCATCAGGCCCGTGCGTCTGTGTCTGCGCGTTTTTGATGAGTTTGATGATGGAAGCAGTGGATTTACCGGATCCAATGGGGCCGCGTATGCCGCAAATAAACGCATCATCATGCAGATAACGCTCAGCGACGGGCCCCGGTGGCTTGTAATCAATAACGAGATCGGCCATCAGATCAATTCTTCCGTTTCCGCCTGAATAATGACGGGTTGCGCGCAGGCTGGCGGCGGATTGAGGCTTTGAATGTTGATGATGATGGAATTGCCCGCGCCTTTGCCCTGATTTTCATCGCCAAACCGCTCTTTATCGAGTTTTCCGGCGAATTTATGGCGCGCATCCATTTGCACCCGCGCCACCGGCACGGCGTCCTTGTCATCACAGGCGTCGGCAATCAATATCGTCTCGTGATAATACTCGTCCGCCCGTATTTTGAGCGCGGCATCGTATTCCATGGCGCGTTCCGGGTCATCCGCCACCCATTGACAAAACGGGCGCACCGGCAGACCCCAACTTTCCGCAATTTGCTTCAACGATTCCCCGTCCATGACGCGTTGGCTGATGATATTCATGGAATTCGGGTCTTGCTTGACTAACTCAAGGCGTTGCAGCGGCCCCAGATGATCGGGGATGACCGGGAAATTATTTTTTTCAGCCAGTTCCTCGCGGCGTTGCCGGACTGCTTGCAGGGTGAGCGTGGTGGCGGCCATCAATGCACGGTCTGCGAACACGCCTCAAGCAGGGCATTTGGGATTAAAATCATTTCGCCGCCCAGAAACGTCACTATCAGCCCGGCCGGATGCGGCTCTAAGCTGACCACTATCTTGTCAAATTCGGCAAAAATTTTATAATTTTCCAGCATCGCGACAATGAAGTCTTGTTTTAACTAACTCAGCCGCGATTCTGGCGAACCTGCCAGGGTATGCTTTAGTAAATAAATTAATATTTTTAATATCATCCAATACATCCAGCGCCGGACTTTTGTTGTATCTTTCTTTTATGTCTATGTTAGTCATTAGTGCTAGTCTCTCCTATGGGTGACGCAGATGGATTCAGCCTTGTCTATTACCCGAGTATGGACAAAAAAAACCGCCAGCACAAGAGGAGGTTTGGCTGGCGGCAAGATTACAACGTAGGAGTGACATTGTGCAACAAGATAAGTATAACGCCTGCCCATAAAGAAAACAATGATTCAATGCAACAAAAGAATTGAAACGTGGAAAATTTATTAAGACCTGCCCCTATAATTTCGCGGACGCATAAACTTTTGGGGGGCCGGGGTCTGTCTGAAAAAATATGGGGTCGATTAGTAAACACTCACTATCGCCGAATCGTACTACGTATAATAAACATTATGTTAAATAGGATTATTTATCTATATAAATCAATAACATCCGTTTACTAGTGGTGCCTGATTACTGATTGCACTGCATCATCTTGTCAAGCTGGGCACTAGGCCAGGGACTTAGTGTAGCTGGTACACTCATATTAATGATAGATGATGATAGATTGTCCGGATAATGAATTGGCCGAATGTATGATTGTGTATGGTGTAGAATAGTGTAGTGATAGATGATAGATTGTGATACTTTGAACAGTTCCTCTCTTTCACGCGCCCGCGCGCGCGCAGCACGTTAATGGTTTGAACTATCACAATCATACATCTATCATTATTGTCGTAAAATCCTACACTCGTCCTTATAATTCAATGAGTTACAGTACGACATCTGTAGTGTAGGATTTATAAATCTTACACTAATCCTACACTTGTGCATTATGTAGCATTGTGATATATTTAAATATTATCTAATGATATGAGGACATTACCATGATGACACCTAAAGAATGGGTATCAACTTTCGTCCAACAGAACGACTTAGCCAGAACCAGGGTGCGCGATCTCTATCAGTCTTGCTTAGTCCATTGCGAGATTAACCAGGCCAACCTGTCCATCAACCTGTTTTCCAGACTTATGGTCAGTAAGTATGGATTTCGCCGTGTTAGATTGTGCCAGGGTATGTACATGTGTGTAACATTGCGCGATACTGTGATAGATAGTGACACTTTATCCGCATAACGATAATCCCTGCATTATCAATCACTTATGTTTCCGTTAACAAATCTTTTATGGGAATCACATATTCAGGCAATTGATTGATTCTCGTCATCTGTGATGATTATGTGGCCAAATTGCTGTCAGTCTCAGCCTATACAGTAAGTGCCTGGAGACGCGGCAAGCGTGAAATGCCTGACAGTCTTATAGAATTGTTACAGTTAAAACTTAAGGCCGCTGATACAATAGAAAATATACAAATAAACAACATGATTGCAGAATTTAAAGCAGCACAGGCCACTGCTACCGGCCTCCATAACTGCCCGAGCGCGATCGTACGCACCCGGGGCATATCCAGGCATAGGCTGTTTTTTCGATTTTGATAGATTTTGCTAATCGTGACGATAAAAATATATTGCTAAAATAAATGCTTTTCGCCTTGCATATCGCCATATCTATGCTAGGATTAGATATAGTTAATAGAGGAGATCAGATCATGCTAAACACATACGGAGACCATACCAGCTACAACGAGAGCACAGATACAGCCACAATGTCATTTTGGTTGCGCGACGCGTTGGAGTCCGCCAAACAGCGCGATCCGGTAGATGCTATCAATGACGCCGAGTATCTGCTGCTGACTCTCAAAGAGTTCTACGGCATTAAGTGATCCATCCGTCCACTGCATCTATATGGTGCAGTGCGGGATGTACCATAAATAGGAGGTAATATCATGCAGCGCACAATGACCCTGAATGAAGCTATTGGCCTGCTAGAACAAGCTGGCAATACATATAATGGTGCTATGAGTATCCCGGTTTACGCATTATGGGAAAACTGCCGTTATGCACGGCAAAAAGTAGGGGTGATAGCCAGATAGCAGACGAAAGCATCGTGGCATCCATGAAGCTATATCTGACATGCCTAGATATTTAGGTGAGGCCGTATGACCACACTATCACCATTCCGCGTGTATGATGATCAATTGAAATTGATAGCTATGCACCCGGAACCAGCCGATTTAAGCGCCCGCAGCCAGATAATAAATAATCTGCATAATGCACTACTGAGCCAAAGATCGATAAAAGGCCGTATTAAATCACTGCTCAGGTGGCATTTTTCAAAATGTGAACTCACATACAGAATATGCCGTTTATTAAAATGACCGCCCTCGCGCAACTCATGCAGGACCACCAGCTCAGGGATGAGCAAGTGGCGATCATGCTATCAGTGTCGGCTTATACCGTCGGCATGTGGCGCAAAGGGCGCAGGGACATGCCAAATAATCTAATGGAGCTGTTAACGATTAAATTACAGGCCGCTGCTAGCGGCAACCATAACCTGAGGAGGATGAAATGAATACATATTATATTACATATTTGTCAAAAAAAGTACGTGTGCGAGCCTCATCGGCAATAGAGGCAGCAGAAAAATACTCAGAACGGATGTTTTTTGGGAATAGCCCGTTTTACGGATTGCAACTAAAAACGGTTGATGCGGCCACAAGAGGTATTCGCGGCGCGACTTTTAAAGCGCACAAACAGGCCGGAAATCAATTTAGCGTTTACAGCGATATCACCCCAGCATAAATACACCGCTCCCCTCACCCTGATACGGTGAGGGGAGCTTAACCCGATAACCTGTAGGAGGATCGGACAATGACTAACCTGGATGATAATACATGGGCACCGGATTATTCCGGGATACCTGAATATATGTGTGCTTACTACAGGGCGCTTTTAACCAACCCGTTTACTGGCAAATCTGCATTGCCCTTTGCATTGCGCAATGTAAAAGAGGCAATGCTCATTGAAGCTGTTTCACGGGGTGAATTACTGGAGTACGCATCCTGTTACGGGCGGCAACCGCGTAACTGATCAAAAAGTGGAGGGCAGATCATGAAAAAATACTTGATAACTTACCGCTTATTCAATGGCCCGGTGCATTGTGTAGTACAACAGGATACCGATGCGTTCCGGGCTGTATCCAATTTACTCACCAACGCCGGTTTGTCTTTCCGCTCGGTAACGAGTGTCAAGGCAGTGCCGGTCAATTGACCGATGTATGGAGGATAGATGCAAAATTTAACACTCAATGATCTGGTTAACCCGCGGGAAATCAAGGCCGTACTTGTATGTAATTCAAAACAAAACGCCATAGTTGAGGCATGTGATGATCAAGGTTTCCAGGAATATCCTGGGTCAATAGAATTGTGGCAATCATTACCAGATGGCAGATTGCTAAGAGTGAAGCGATGGCTCAAAAAGTCAATAATTTGTACATGGGCTTATTTTCCCAGGAATTAAAACCGGTCCTGCCAATCAGCCGGTACCTCCGGCAAGGGTAAATCCTCCTCCACTTGCCGGGGCCCGTCTTTCAGCGCGAAGCCGATAAAAATATTACCTGCGCCACCGCGCTTGATGGCGTAACCGCGCTGTTTCATCGTCTGCGTAAATCTCTTGGGCGACGGCAGGTATTGGATATTTTCCCCATTATGTTCAGCCCATTCTTTCAGGCTCTTGTGCGCTTCTCTGGTAGAGGCTTCGGCCTGGTTGGATTTATCGCAACAGTCCGTAAACCAGGCGCCCAACATATCTTCATCCTCCATATATTCCTGTACATTCTGGGCAATCTCCGGCGGGCGTTTGAGGCCAATTTGCAGCCAGTCCATGCAGCCCTGGATCATTTTGTGGAGTATCGCCGGATATTCTTGATGCAGCCGGTCTTTCAGCGTGTTGTCTTGTTCCGCTTCCGGCAATGCCCGTTGATGATATTCGATCAGGTGCAGCCGCCGCGCAATGCCACCTTCGACGCTCTTTAAATGCGGGGTGTAATTGCCGTGTATCCAGATTTTGCCGGTGGGCTTATATTCGGTGTCATTCATGCGCATCAAATGAGCGGAGATCACATCGCGGCCCGTGAGCTTGCAGATGAGCGCCTCATTCCAGCGCCGGTGCTGTTGCGTTTCATTGGCGTGGATGAAGCGTTTGCCTTCGAGTTTGGCAATCTCCTGCGGATGGCGCATATGTTTTTGCTCGATCAGCGCATCCATGCTGATATTGACTGCATAATCGCCCATAATATCGGCCAGTGCATTGATCATCGTGGACTTGCCGGAACCCGGATTACCACGCAAAAAGAACAGGGCCTCCTCGCGGGTGTCGCCGGTCAACGCGCCATAGCCCAGCGCTCGCCACAGGTAGGCTTCAATCGCCGGATCACAGCCGGACGGAAACGCCAGGACGGAATCCCATAGGGGTGTCGGCCCCGGTGCTGGGGAAATCGTTGTCTGATAGGTGAGGTAATCCTCCTGCCGGTGTCCGCGCATCAGCCCGGTAGTGAGATCAATGGTGCCCTGTGGCGTATTGAGCAATAGCGGGTGATTGTCAAACGTCTCCGCTGATGCGACCAAGTGCCGGTCGAAACTCGCTGAATCCAGAAAAGCGCCTTTGAATTTCATGGTTTCAAATCTATCCTTGACAGCGGGCGACAACCCTGCCGCCCCCGGCTGATATTTGAGGCCCATTGCCAGGTCCTTCGCCAGTTGCATCGCCGTGACCCGGTTGCGGTCCCGTTTCCAGCGTGTCCCGTCCCACGCCAGCCACATGGGTTTGGAACTGGAGCCCCATTCATGGCAGACGCGAAATTGATCGTGATGCAACGCCACGAACTGACCCGCGACCCCATCTTCGCTGTATTGGAGTGGCACCTCTTCTGTATCCAGTTCCTCGGCGAGGCTGCTAGTGCCGCCCACTACCGTCAACGGCGGCTTTTTTTGGCGTTTTGGCTTGACCGGTTTTTCAGCCATACCAATGGGAGGGGATTCCTCACCCCGTTCAGCCACGGCCTGATTTGGCGGTTCTTTTCGCAGGGAGATGTGGATATAGTCTGATGTTCGCGGTTTTGCCCATTCAATGAGCCGCGCCGTGTCCCAGCCGTCTTTTTCAAAATCGGCGAGGTCATATCCTTCCGGCATCCGGTTCATATCAACCACCCGCACGGCACAACCGAGGCCCGCCGGATCAGATAAAAGATTAGCGAGTTTTTGCATGGCCGCGTAGCCAACATCATCCGCATCCGGCATGAGCAATAGCTTGCGGTTGGCTACCGGCAGCCAGTCGTATTTATCCCAATGCGTCCAGCCTCCAGCCCAACTGATGGAGACGCAGGACGGCAACAGGTTTTTACCGGCATCGGCCTTTTTCGGGCCTTCCGTCACCAATACCTGTGCGTCCGGCCGTTGTGCGAGCCGATCCAGCCCATAGAGCGGACGCGGCTTGGTGTACATGCCACAGGCCCACGCTGGGGGATTATCGCCGCGCCGCCCCCACGTCCATTGCCGCGCCTTCATGTTTGGATCAGACACGTCATAGCGGGCCTCGTACATAATCAGCGACCCTTCGCTGTCTTTGAATGGATAAATCTTGATCGGTTCGCCAAATCCTTCCATGCCCATTTTGGGCGTTGGCGCAGCGGCAGGCGGCTTGCTGGTAATGCGTTCCGGCGGGGGCGGCGCTGTGGGCACCGAGATCGCCGGTTGCCATTGTGGGCTGTCACCATTGAGCCGGGTTAATGCCGCCTCGAAATCCAGACTTTCAACCTCCATTATGAAACCAATAATATCTGAAGAAAACCCACAGCTAAAACAATGGACAAAACCCTTATCCGGCACGACATACATGGAGGGGTGCTCATCCGGCGAATGGGCGATGCAGCGGCCGACGTATTCGCGGCCTTTTTTAACGAGGGGAGTATAGTGCCCGACGATAGCGGCTAAATCACAGTTTTTTTTTACTTCTTCCGCGTCAATCGTCATTATTTATAATCCCTCTGCGCTAAATCCAATAACCATAATGCGTCGGCTTCATTGTCCGATAAATTTTGTTTGTTGAATTTTGTTTCCGCCGAGGCGATCATTTTTTCTTTGCCTGAATTGCCTTTCCCGGTTGCATGTTTTTTTATTTCCGATGCAGAATATGCCCTGTAATTAATATTATTTTCATCACAAAAAGTAACGATAATCGCTACTAATTTTGCACTATGTATAACTGAATTTACATGGAAACCAGCCGGACGTTCATAAACAACCAAATCAATCTTTTCAAGAGCACATACTTCTGCAAGTTTTGCTTTAAATCGCAAAAACTTCATCCCCTCGCTCTCATCTTTTCGTGTGCTAAAATCCCATTCTCCATATAAATCATAACTTATAGCCCAGCCAGTGACGGTGGCCTGATCCAAAGCGAGAATATTCATAATTTCCTTAGATTAATACAGCGAATGATAGCATTTATTTTTTTAGAGATGTAATTATAAAAATTATGTTTATAAAAATATAAATAATCTATAGGTTGTATAGTCAAGCGCGAGAATACGCATTATCTTGTGGTCTTTATCAAAAATTTAATTCATCATCCACAAATGGCGGCGTGATTTTCTTTTTAGCTGTGCTTCTTTTTGGTTCCGGGTAATCTACGCCGGGTTGTTTGCCCCAGCTTGCCGGATAGTCATGCCTGATGGCCTTGTTTTCGGCCACTTCAATCTTGCGCAAACATTCAACATGGATGGCTTTTGCGCCTTTGTGCCAGTCAATCTCATTGCCGATATGGATTTGCAAACCGCAGTGCGGACATTTGCCCTCGTATTTGGCAACAATAATCATTTTACAATATTGCCCATACCGCCCAGATGATCACGCCAGATACTACAATACCCGCAGCGCATCCGATCCAGAAGCCGCACTTGAATCCGGCGACAGCGTTATTCAATTCCTCATCCAGATTAGTCAATGTGTGTAGCAGATCGCCGTTTTTCATGTTTTTCATAATCTTGTTCCTCATCATGTCACTAATTCCTGTTCCTGCTCTGTACGCTGCTTTGCATCTGGGTCAGAGAGATGGCGGATTTGGTGTTTTAAGACGCCTCCTGTAAATTCACCATATGAATTTGGCAATGGATGCCACACTCCATAATCACAGTCACGCGGAATCATCTTACCTTTATAAGGATCGCCATTATAACCAATAATTTCAGCAATAATGCCGTTTAAATGTTTACTACTTGCTAGATTTTGCAGCACGCCAATATCACCTATTTTCATTTCTCTGGACATAACAGTGTCCTCACTTGTTTAACAAATTCGTCGCCCCTTTCGCGGGTGAAATAACCGCGCCAGTATTTGACATGATGTTTCGGCAGCGATTTTATAAACCGCGCCACGCAATGCGCGCAGGCGAAATTATAAATACCTTGCTTGGTGCAGGTATCACAAGTCATGGTTGTGTGACTTCATCAATATTTTTCTTGATGACCTCGAACTCAATGACCCATACCCACGGATTTTGTATCCATAAGTAAATACCATTTATTTTCTCAAACAGCATTTGATACACGGCTATCGGGCCTATGCCGCAGTTGTATATTTTGGCTTGCTGTTCATGCGACACGGAATCCAACCAGTACATTACACCTTCCGCAAGCGCATCCTGTTCTGAAATATCCTGCACACGCTCGATGCGGATATGGGTTATCTCGAGAGTGAGGCGTGAATATTTGCGCGGCATGTAACGCGATGATTTCCATTTCAACGCCTCGGCATCATTAGGTGCGTTCTCCCAGCCTGCCGGATGAGATGCTTCATATTTCGGCGTAGCTCTATAATCTATCCATAAATCTCCGCCATAATCACGATCATTAACTGGGCACCACGTCTCTTTTACATATAAAAAATCACCAGGTTGGCCATATGGTGAATTATTAATTAAATATTTAATTGCTTCTGTGACTTCTGAATCTAGTATTCTGGCGGGTGCGTTTAATCGATCAGAAATGGCTTGCTTAGTCATTTTTTCAAATGATGTTTCATAGGCATGTCTATGTTTCACAACCCGCCTTGTTTGCGTTTTCTGTCCCGCAAGCAAAGCCCGGATCATTTCACCTGAAAATATGATGGGTCTGGCTTTCATAGCGCCCGGTATAAATCACAATTTTTGCAAAAATCTTCTCCTGTTACCCGATGCCCGATCAGCGACCAGCACCCCATCGGATCAACGGCATATGGATAAGTACACCACGGCGGTTGTTGATATTGTTTTCTACACTCATCCCATGTTATTTTCGAATCGATCAAATACAACCATTCAATGAGATTGATTTGGTGAAAATATTGGATCATTTCATCACCACGTAATCATGCGGACAGTATTCCGTGCCATTTTAGCTTAGAACGAAGAGTCCCGCGACTAATGCCAAGCCACTTTGCCATTTTGCTTTTGTTGTATGCTGCCTCTTTGTATACCGTTCGTAAAAAAGGCCCTTCTGCGGTGTATAGGAATAATTCATAGAGTTTGATTGGCTGCTCACCATCCAGGTCCTTGAAATATTTAACAGTCGCGATAGTAATAGTTTCAGCAATTGATTTGTTGCTCATATCTACCTCTAGTTAAATAAAATCATTCTGGCAGTTATCTCTGCGAAATTGGTCTATCACTTCGTCCCTATTCCCAATATATATTGCATTATCAGTGGCTAGTGAATAGCCGTATCGGGTAAAGCGTAATCGTGCTTTTATGTCTCTGGTATCGATCGTCATGTGCGTTACGTTCCCCTGATAGGTACTGAGTTCCATACAAATTTCGTCTGTATGATTAGGTGTGGAAAGGTACATGGCTATTGCGAGGAGATAGTTCATTTCACCTTACCATTTATCTTCCTCGTCAATTTTGTACCTGCATGAAAGCATCCGCAAAAATTGCAGGCATATATATTTTGTTTCTTTCCTCTTTTCCGGCCGCCGTGTTGCAGGGCTTTATTCGCATTTTCCCATGATGTGAATTTAATTTTACCCGACACCGCATGAATTTATCCAGTCTTTTTTTTGCGTGTGCCTGAACGCCGCCATGTTTTGATCCGCGTTGACGTGAGGCTTCCGGCATGGGATTGAGGATGAAGTCTTTACTCATTGCTTGATCCATATATGTCCGGCCTTAATGCGTATCTGGATACGCCAGTCACAGCTTCTATTGATAACACCCAATGCGGTGGCGCTATCTGCCATTGATGGACGCCCTGGCGGGTTGCGCCGAGGACTTTACCGTGCCTTGTCGTCTTGATCATCCCGAGCTTTTCCGCCAGCGCTGACTCGCCGCCAGCTATTTTAATCGCTTTTTTCAGGGCTTTACGCATTTTCAGTATGTCAGTATAGCGGATCATATTTTATTTGCAAGTTTACCTTGACAACCATATATCATTAAGTCCATACTGTCAACCATGAAGAATTGCCTTGGCGAAGATTACTGCTACTTCACTGCTAATGAAAAATACAGTAATCGTTTATTCCGGGCGCTAAATTTGCGTGGCGAAGATTAGAGATACTTCACTTGGCGAACGGAAGCGGGCCGCAAGGCAGCGCACGAAAAACTCTAATCGAATATTCCCGCATTACTTTGGAGAAATGATATGGCGAAGATAAATATAAAACGCGATCCTATCTATACTCAAGAAGGCGCGATAGCAAAACACATCAATCCATCGCAACAATTACGCCGTTCTGTGATGGCGTGTATGTTATGGGAAAATGAATTTTATGAAGATGGACAATCTATCACCTCCCGCATTTCTGATGCTTGTCAAAAAGTAAAGCCGGAAGAACTGGCGGCGCTTGCGATCGAGGCCCGTACCCATTTCAAACTTCGTCATGTGCCGCTGTTACTGGCGCGTGAACTGGCACGCGGCAAAACAAGAGGAACGCTGGTTGGCAAAACTATCGCCAGTGTTATTCAGCGCGCTGATGAATTAACTGAATTTCTGGCAATTTATTGGAAGGACGGTCGCTGCCCCCTTTCCGCACAGGTTAAGCGCGGCCTGCAAAATGCCTTTCGTAAATTCAATGGTTATCAACTGGCGAAATATAATCGTGATGGCAAAATCAAATTGCGAGACGTGCTGTTTCTGTGCCACGCCAAGCCCAAAAATGAGGAACAAGCGCAAATCTGGAAACAGCTTATCGCCGGAACCTTAACGGCACCCGATACTTGGGAAGTCGCCCTATCCGGCGGCGCAGACAAGAAAATAACATTTGAACGCCTCCTGTCAGAAAAGAAACTTGGCTATCTGGCATTACTCCGCAACTTAAGGAATATGCGGAATGCTGGTGTAGGCGAATCTCTGATATTTGCTTCTCTACATGAAGGTGCGAAGAATAGTAAAGCCCTTCCGTTTCGCTTTATTGCGGCGGCGCGTGCTGTGCCGCAGTGGGAGCCTGAAATTGACAAAGCGATGCTTCAAGCCATGAATGGAATTGAGCGCATTAGTGGTAAAACCGTTATTCTAGTAGATAACAGCGGCAGCATGGACGCATCATTGTCAGCGAAATCCGATTTAATGCGTCGTGATGCGGCTTATGCGGTAGCAATATTAACCGCTGGCGTTTGTGAAAAAACTAGGGTATTTGCTTTCAGTGATTCACTTGCCGAAGTTCCGCCACGTCAAGGCATGGCTCTTGCAGATGCTTTGAAAAACGCAACAGAACATAGCAGCACCTATCTAGGTGAGGCGGTTCATGCTATGAATAAAATTGAATATGACAGGCTTGTTGTTATTACCGATGAACAAAGTCATGACCGTGTACCTGATCCGGTTGGTCGCGGCTATATGATTAATGTCGCATCCAACAAAAATGGTGTGGGTTACGGCAAATGGATTCATATTGACGGATTCAGCGAGGCCGTCATTGATTATATTCGTGAATTTGAAAAGGCTTGTCAACCATGAATAAACTACTCGGAAAATTAATCTGCCATTTCAAGGGCCACAGGCGCGGTAGAGTCAAGATAAGGCCAGCGTATGTTACATCTACATCCACTGATCAAAATGACTACCGTGTATTTGAATGTCCACGTTGCGGGCGCGTAACCAGATACAAGATAAAGGAGAAGAAATGAAAATATTAAAATTGACCGCCGAAAATATCAAGCGCTTGATTGCCGTGGAAATTACACCTGACGGAAATCTTGTCCAGATTACAGGGAAAAATGGTGCTGGCAAAACATCAGTGCTCGATGCGATCTGGTGGGCGCTTGCGGGTACTAAACATATCCAGGCGCAACCTATCCGTAAAGGCGAAAACAAGGCGCGGGTCCGTCTCGATTTGGGTGAAATTGTGGTTGAACGCAAATTTACGGAGGCCGGGAGCACGCTGACCGTAGAAAGCATCAAAGGGGCGCGATTCTCTTCCCCACAAACACTGCTTGATAAATTGCTAGGCGAACTCTCGTTCGACCCGCTCGCATTTTCGCGCATGGAAACACGCGAACAATTTGATGAGTTAAGACGCATATCGAAATTGGACGTGGATATTGATGAACTGGATGCGCTGAACAAAGGCGATTATGCCAAGCGCACAGACTTAAATCGAGATAGCAAAGCAAAACGCGCACAAATTGATGGGATGATAATACCAGCAAATACGCCGGATGAACTCGTTGATGAATCTGTGAGCTTG